GAGATTGTAAGTTTGCGAGAGCGGATAGAGTTGCTGGAGAACACCATCCAAACACTCGAAGCCGAAAACGCAACACTTAAATCCCAGCGATGATTCTGCCAACCACTAAGCACACCCGAAACATCCACGAAGTCACCTGCCAAAGCGGGCAGGAGTTTCTTCTAATCAGCGACCTGCATTGGGATAACCCCCATTGCGATAGGGGGCTGCTGACCAACCACCTAAAGGAAGCCCAACGGCGCAACGCAGGAGTCATCGTTAATGGTGACTTTTTTTGTTTGATGCAGGGCAAGGGCGACCCACGACGGAGCAAGGAAGATATCCGTGAAGAACACAACAACGCCCGCTATTTGGATTCCATCGTCAACACCGCCGTGGAATGGTTTGCCCCCTACGCCAAGAACCTGCTGCTTGTTGGATATGGCAACCACGAAACCTCCATCATCCACCACCAAGAAACCGACATACTGCAACGCTTCGCAAGCACGCTGAACTACGCCACGGGGTCAGCAGTTGAGGTCGGTGGCTACGGCGGCACGATTGACATCCGAGTGCTGCACGATGCAATCCGTGGGGTCAACTTTGTAGTGCATTATTTTCATGGGAGCGCAGGGGGTGGGGTGGTCACCCGTGGAGTAATTGCCGACCAACGGTTACTCGCATCCACCGAAGGCTACGACTTGACTTGGATGGGCCATGTCCACGAATTGTACTACCACCAAAACATGATTCACCGATATGACCGCTCGACCAAAACACTTCTTCAAAAACCTATTCACCAACTTCGTACGGCTACTTACAAAGAAGAATGGGACGGCGGTTATATGGGATTTCACACTGAACGAGGACGAGGCCCGAAGCCTCTTGGCGGATATTGGATGAAGTTGGAAACATCACGGAATAGTAGCAAGGACAACAAGGGACCAGAGTTGCAACTGCACGCCACCTTCACCCCTGCGGATAGGTTGTACTAACCCTCCTGCGTATCGGAGGCGGTCAAGTAAAGGTAACCGTATTCTTTTTCAGCATTAAACTGCGGGCAAGCCTTGGTCACCCCTGGGAAGTCCCGATGGCCACAAATGCGGGCCTTGGGGTACTTCTGCAACCAAGAAAGAAGCACCCCTGCGATGGCTTGCCTCTGCTGGATGGTTCGGTCATCCGTGTCCTTCCCGCCAATGTAGGACACATGCAGGCTCGTGGCGTTGTGTCCAGCAACCCCGTTGGTGACTTTGTCGTCGGTAGCCAAGGTCATGATGTTCCCGTTGGGTTCTACAATCTTGTGATACCCCACCGCCTTCCAGCCAAGCCCCTCCTTCCAATGTTTGCGGATGCTGGCGATGGTGGTGTTCTTCGGCGTAGCCGTGCAATGCACGACGAGGTGGGTTATTTGGCGCATGGTTATTCTTCGGGGTTAAGGAGTGGGTAATAGCAAACGGTATGGTCCTGCTCGGTGGGCAACTGGGAGGCAGACACTTCGTGGACCCCAGCCCATTGGGCTTTGGCGGGGTCGTAGCCCAGCAACTCGCAGGCCCTGCGGTACTCGCACAGGAGGGCGTGGTTCTGCTCCAAGTCAGCGGGTGATATGGCTATCATCAGTCGCTCCAAGGCGTTTGTGAGGGCTTTGGCGGGTCGGGTGGAGTGGTAGGTCATACCGCAAATTTATACCCGATAGCGCAGAAATATGCCCAAAACAGAGAGTTTTGAAAATCTTATACCGCATCGGGTGTAAATGCTCCAAAAGAAAAATGACTACAATGGTCGCAAAAGGGTAGAGGCGTTGTAACTTTGTCGGACACTAAACCACCAACCATGCCACAAACCATCAAAAAGTACCCCGTCGTCGTTGTAGAATCAGCGACTGACCCCGTGTCCAAAGAAACCTGCGGAGGCGACCAATACACCCTTGTAACCCCAAAGAGCAAGGCGAGAGCATTTTCAATGGCCAAACTATTGAAGAACTTTTACGAAGTCCATGTGTACGAAGAAGACACCGATGTCCGAGGCCATTGGATTTTTAAGAATGGCGTTATGATTGAAAATATGTTCAGCAACTAACCCCAAAACCATGACCCACGAAACCAAAACCAAACTCAAAGCCGCCGTTGCGACGGGCTACATCGTGCTGACCGCATGCCTCGGCCTCGCATTTTTCGGCAGATTCGTTCTAGCAATCATCACCCTCTAAACCCACCAACCATGCACAAGTTTAAAACCACCAACATCAAAGGCAAGGACTATGTTGAAGTCAACCAACGCCTCCTGTTCTTCCGCAACGAGCCAGCCTATGCAGGTTGGTCCATTGAATCCGACCTCGTTGACCTGCAACCCGACCGCTGCTGCATCAAAGCAATGATTCGGGATGCCGATGGCCGCATCCGTGCAACGGGCCATGCCCATGAGGACCGCACCTCGTCCATGATTAACAAAACGAGTTATGTCGAAAACTGCGAAACCTCTGCCTTTGGCCGTGCCTTGGCCGCCCTTGGAATCGGGATTGAAACGAGCATTGCCAGCGCCAACGAGGTTTCCATGGCTATTGCCAAGCAGGACCAGTTCAATGACTTGACCGACAAACTCGGCCTTGTTCCCGCCTACGACGACCTAACCGTTGCAACGCTCAAAGCCGACTTCCTCAAACTGGTGCAGAAACTCCCCGCTGACCAGCAGGAGCGGTTCATGAAAGATTTTGACCAAATGACCCCCGCCCGTTTCGAGAAGGGCATCGTATTCATCCAAAACCAACTCTCTAAAAAATAAGCCATGGACAACCTACTGACCCAATGCAACGCCGATGTGTACAAGGCTATACTCGACATTAAAGCAGAACACCCCACTGTTGGAGAAAAGTTGCTTGATATATTAAAAACCAATTATTCGCACCATGATTTGACTTTGAGCGAACTGCTTTGGTTCTCGGCACACCTGCCGTATGGTCAACTTTGGAACGGCAAAGTTTACTCCTTCTATCTTCTATTCCAATCCAAACAAACCACCACAATGCCATGAACCACTTAGTTACCATACCCAAGAGCGACATCAGCAAGGCTGACATCGCCGATATCGCCACTGGCCTCATCCTCCGAATTGAGGAAGGCGAGGTCAACCCCATCGCCGCTCATGTTCGCTTGAAGGCGGTCGTCAAAGCCTTGGAGCAAGTCCTGAAAGCGACCGAGGACATCGTCCGTGACGAGGCCGAAAAGCATGGCAAGACCTTCTCCGCCTTCGGTGCAGAGATTCAAGTCAAGGAGGGGGCGTTAACTCCCGACTACACGCACGACCAAGTTTGGAGTGACCTGCAAGCATCCATGAAAGCAAGGGAAGAACTGCTGAAAATGGCCTTCCGCAACGCTGGCAAGGCCACGGTGTATGACGAATCCACGGGCGAAGCGGTTCCCGTATGTCCCGCAAAGGGGACAAAACCATCCATTGCAGTAACTTTTAAAGCCAGTTAAGATGCCCGAACAACCCATACAAAAGAGAGGCTCCCAACGCCGAAACCGCAACGCAACGGTCAAGGCCGTGTACCTACTGCTCAACAAGCCCATGCGTGTTGAACGATTGGCCGAGGCCGTAGATTTGCCCCTCCGCCAAACCTACCGAATCATTACCCACCTCAAAGCAACGGGGTGGTTGCAAAGCGACAGGTCTTACTACTGGCTAACCATAAACCCCTAACCATGCCCAAACCCAAAGGAAAAGAAATCCAACGAAGAGTGGCCACCATCTACGCCGTGTCATACCTCGCACAACGCCCATACAGGGCCACAGAACTCGCCGAAGTGCTTGGGGTGAACCTTCGTACCACCTACCGAATCCTAAGCGATTTACGGGCCTCAAATTGGCTCGTACTGGAAAACTGCAAATACTCAATTCAACCTAACCAAACCCCAACCCAAAACCCATGAGCGATTACACCCCCCAACCCAACACCTTCACCCTGTTCGCCAACGACAAAGGTGACAACCCGAAGCGTCCCGATTACAGGGGCGAAGTCGTCCTGCCCGACGGGACCAAGATGCGCCTGTCCGCATGGATTCGAGAATCAAGAAACGGCGAGAGAAAGTTCTTGAGTGGCAAAGTCGAGCCGATGAACGAATCCCGTCCCGCCAACGCATTTGAACCACAGGCTGGAGATATGCCGTTTTAGTGTAACTTTGCCCGAAGATTACATTTACCAATAACGCCCGTGTGTAATTCAGGCCACACGATGCGTCCGACTAAGGGTTAGCCGCTTTAACCCTGCCCCGACTGCCTGAATCAGTTGGGGCTTTTTTTTTACTCATGAAGCAAATATCATGGTTCAAGTTCTGCCCAGCCGATTGGATGATGGGCCGAATATCCCGCCAACCCGCCGAGGTGCAGGTGGCCTTCATCCGATTGTGTTGCGTCTATTGGAACGCAGAATGCGAGATGTCAACCGAACACGCCGAACTGGAAGCCGATGGGCATCTTGAACGGTTACTCCAAACCCGATTGGTAGAATCCAACGGGCCGTCGGTCTTCATCAAGTTCCTTGACATCCAATGGGAGGAAGCCAACCTGCATCGGACCAAGATGTCCCAAGCGGGGAAGCGGAGTGCCGAAAGGAGGTCAGCAAAGGTTGAAGAAAGTCCAACTAAGGTTGAACCTATGTTGAACCTACCTTCAACTAAGGTTGAACCTGTGTTCAATAGAGAAGAGGAGAGAAGAGAAGAGAAGAAGAGAGGAGAAAATACTTGTGTCCTGTTTGACCAATTTTGGGCCCTCTACCCCCGCAAGACCTCCAAGCAGTCCGCATCCAAAGCCTTCGCCAAGTTGAAGGATGAAGACCAGCAGAAGGCTATCAACAACATCGCCCGCCTCTACTCCGAAACCCCCGTGCAGTTCGTCCCCCACGCAGCCACCTACCTAAACCAAGGCCGCTGGGAGGACCAAGTAATCCCAAGGAACGCTACCTTCAACCCACTAAACCAAACCGACGATGAACCCTTACCATCTTACCGCTGAACGGCGGCTCCTGTCCTGCCTCATGGACCAGTTTACCAACCGAGCGGTCCTCCTTCTGCAAATCCCCGAACGCCTATTCACGGGAAACCATGTCCTCGTTTACAGGGCTATTGAATACCTCCACCGAGCAGAGCGACCCGTGGACCTGGTAGCCGTTCACAAGCACCTCATTGACAACGGTCAAGCCCATGTCATCGCTGAATTTGTGGACATCTTGGACGGCAACACGCTGACCTCTGATTGGAAGGTCTATGCCTCGGACCTCAACGAAGCATGGAAGCAAAGGGAGGAACAAAGGATTATGGACGAGTTGGCCCATGACAGGGACATCCCCAAAGCCTTCGCCCGTTATCAGTCCATGCAAGCCATTGAAACCAACGCCACCGAAACCACGGCCCACGAACTCGCCAAGACCTACCTCATGAACATGAACGAGGTCCGTGAAGGAAGACGCAAGGATTCTATTTTCCCGACCTACATCAGCCCGATGGACCGAATGATGACGGGGTTCAAGCCCACGGAGTTCATCCTCCTTGGCGGTCGTCCCGCAATGGGCAAAACCCTCTTGGCCCTGCAAATAGCAATGAATCAAGCCATGGCCGATATTCCCGTGGTCTTCTTCACGCTTGAAATGTCAGCGGAGCAACTCACCCAGCGGATGCTTTCCAACCTCGCCACCATGGACGGGGCGCACTTTTTAAACCCGACCGAGCGAATCAGCACAAAAGATTTCATGGACCTTGGCCAAAAAGCGGACCTCCTAAAATCCAAACCGCTCTACATCGTGGACTTACACCAAGCGAACTTGGACCGCATCGAAGGCGAAATCGCCAAACTCAAAACCAAGTATGGGATTTGCGGATTCTACTTGGACTACCTGCAACTCGTTGAGCCGACCAAGATTGACAAGGCCAAGCCCAAAATTGAGCAGATGACCAACATATCCAAGACCCTCAAAGCAATCTGCAAACGGCAGAAGGTGTTCGGGGTGGTGGTGTCATCCCTATCCCGTGCAACGGAAGGACGCAGCGACCATCGCCCCATCATGTCCGACCTTCGGGAAACGGGCCAACTGGAGTTTGATGCTGACAAGATTGGCTTTGTGTATCGTCCCTACGAACACGACAGGAACCAGCCAGCCGACTTGATGGAGGTCATCTTCCGCAAGAACCGCAACGGTTCCCTTGGCATCGCAAACATCCAATGTCACCTTCCCTATACCAAAGCCAACGAATACCCACCCAATTCGCTATGATGGAAGAATACAACCTCCAAGCCGCCTGCGTCAAGTTGTTCGCAATACTCCGACCCAACGAGCAGGGTTTGCTATTTTTGAACCTCAACAACCCCCGCTCCCGCTCCAACGGTTTCTTCCTCAAAGGCATCGGGCTGACCGCTGGGGTTGCCGACATGACCTACCTATCACCCAAGGGAGCGGTGTTCTTGGAATTTAAAACATCCAAGGGCAAGCAGTCCCTATCCCAAAAGTGGTGGCAGGGGGTGGTTCAGGAGGCGGGGTACAGGTACGAGGTCATTCGCTCCGTGGAAGAATTCCAACGGGTGTTGGCTGAATGTGGGTAGAGTGTTTATATCTTTGACCCATGCGCCGCTTCCTGCTCCTATTCCTGCTGACCGCCTGCACCAACAACCGCCCTTGGAAGGTGATTGAGGTTCGGCCCAAGGGGGATGCTTGCGAGTATGTGCTATCCCGAAGCAACGGCTTCGGGCCGCAGGTAAAAAACATAACCGCAAAATGCGGGAAATATAGATTATTCCAAACCATTAACCCCAAATCCAAATGAAATTTGAAGATTTAATTGGAAAAACAATTGTTGCGGTAAAACAAAAGAAGTTAATAGGAGACGATAGTGATGGTTTTTTAGAAATGCAATTTAGTGATGGCACAAAAGCAACAATTGTGGCTTACTATGATGGATGTGAAGATGAATACCCAACTGGAATTTCTATTACAGAACAATACCACGGCAACCTTGAAGATGTAAAGCGGTAATTTTTTATTGCTTATAACTCGCATATTTGTCTAACCCCCAACCCCTAACCCATGAAACCAACCCCCACCGATTTCCGTCGCTGGCAGATTCACATCCGCAAGGAGTGCGTGTCTTGCAGCAAGCCCGACCGCTCCGAAACTATTTCTCCGTGGAGAGTGAATTGGACCCTGCTCGGTCGCATCCTTCAAGCCAAAAACGCCTAACGTTTTGCGGCTTGGCGCTGCCGCTTTAAATAATAATTAATAACAGCGCATCAACTGTCCAGCGGTGGCGCAAAACCGCTGTTATAGGCTGGTGCGG